ACCATCGGCTGCACCTGGCCCGGCACGTCAACGACCTGCACCAGGGTCAGCGTACCTTCGTCGTTCAGACGCCAGACGTGGATCTGCTGGCTCTCGGGGCTGGCGGTATAAACGGTTTGCTGCATAAGTTCTCCTTGATCGCAAAAGCAGTGAGATAGATAACCACGATAGTCTTTTTTAGCGGCGAATGCTCTATTTCTACCTGACGTTTTGTCAGGCCATCATGCCGGTGTACCATGCGTAACGAGTTGAATTTCATTCTCTACCTGGAACCCGACATGACCTCGCGAGTTATTGCACTGGATTTAGACGGCACGCTGCTGACCCCCACAAAGACCCTGCTTCCCTCTTCGCTTCAAGCGCTGGCGCGTGCCAGGGAAGCGGGCTTCACACCGATCATTGTGACCGGCCGGCACCATGTTGCCATTCATCCTTTTTATCAGGCACTGGCGCTCGATACACCTGCAATTTGCTGTAACGGCACCTATTTGAAGGACCGCTATACTATACAAACAAATCAGCTAACACGCTACATTCACAGGCTTTTACCATCGTAATTTACAATGACGCTTTCCACTATCACCCTGCCACCTCAGATGAGGCATAAAAAAGTGCAGGTGATGACACCTGCACTATCTTAACTTCCACCTAGTAACAAAATCAGTACCTGAAAGATCTGCCCCAGCGGTAAGCTGAATATCACAATGCCGAAATAGTCGAGCACGGGAACAATAATGTAATTCCACGCAATGATAAACGCCAGGACGTACCCTAAACACTGTCGCCACGTAAAACCCTGTCGTGTTTCCTCAAGAGTAATCTGATTTTGATCATGGTTAGTCTGAGCAGATATTTCACTTTTGCCCTGCTCTTTTTTCTGGAAAAATGCAAAACCGCTTTTTATTAGTTCGATGATTGCCGTAATCATTTTATATCCTTTTGAATCTGGCAAACGCACGAATAAACGCGATGCCCTTTGAAAACGTGATTAAAACAGTACAGTACTTTCACGCTTGTATTAATTTTGAGTAGTTCAACCGATAGTACTTCACCCTCATTTACCCGAGGCGTATTATCATGATTGAATGTATAAACCACTAAATCACCCTGAGAGTTATCGACCTTCTTCTTGATAAATTTGCTGCCAGAAAATTGATTATCATAGGGAATTGTCACACTGACAGGTTTCACAGTCTGGAATGAAAACTTATCCAGAATGGAGTGATCGTAGCAGGGGAATTTGTCTAAATCGTTCATTATTTTTTCCAGCGATAGTCAAATGTACCGCGTAAGTTTCTCAATTGTTCAATTACTTTTTTCTCTGTCTCGTCAAAGAAGTCAAACAGGCGTCTTCTGCCTACGGAACCGTAGTAACCAATAACCCGTTTTTCTCTTGCAAGTTTCGGATTGCGTTTAGCAGATTTTTTCGTCGTGTCGATTAGGTACGTATTTCCGTTCTTAGACTTTACCTTCTTATATCGGTTGTCTTTTGAGCGGGCACGCAACTGTACGATATTCCCCTGCTTACTTAATTTCGCATTGGAGGTAGGTATAATTTTTGATTCGGGTACTGCATATTTTGGATCAAGAATGTATTTCAGATAGGAAGCCTGTGCTGGCAGTACTACTATCTGATTAACAGTTTCGTACTGATTTTCTTTCTTGTTTTTGAAAATCATACTGCGAGAGGTGAACGGTACTACCCCACCCTTCACTTCATGATTCAGCTTAGTTTGCATTTGTTGCGTGACATTACGCATTTTCTTACTGAGTTCATTATTGAATTGCTTACCGATTTTAGGAGCATTATTGTTTATGAATCTCTTCATATCATTGGGACTGTTGCCCTGACGCCATGTCATTATTTTAATTCCTCTATTAGCGTTTGCAGTACTTGAAACAGTTCATTGCCATCTTTAGGCAAACGGGCTTTGCACATTATCGCCCTGTTCAGATTATTGGACTGGAGACCATAGAAACTTATCAGTGCAGTCTCAACTAAGGCCGCTTCATTACTGGTCTTGAAACACCACAGAATGTATTTCTCATAATCACATCCAGATTCAATCATTGAATTGACAGTTTTACTACTGCCTGTGTATGTCTCCCAGTCACTCGCTTTGGTAGTGTCTTTCAGATCGGCAATATCTTTCAGTTTTCTGTAGACATGCTTCATACCGATATAAAAACGCCCGTCATCGAAACGAATCAGGTATACAAAAGCACAGTAACTACCCGAATCAACATCTTTTATATCCCATGTACTTGGGTTATATGCCTGCCACTCTTTTTCAATTTTCACAATAAATACTCCATATAGGATTATTTATCGGGAAATTGATCAAATGGAATTGAAAGATAGACTCAAAATTTACGAAGGTAGTAAAGAATACCAGAAAAAATTCAAGTACTTTAGAGACAGTAAGTTTTACCCCTATGCTGACTCGCTTGGTAAAATGACTGTAGGCTATGGGCATCTTATCGCTAAGAATGAAGATTTTAGCGGGGGCCTAACTGAAGCGGAGGCTGATGCATTACTGGATACAGATATTGCCATCGCCGTTACAGCAGTTGAAAAGTTAGGGCTGAGTGTTCCCAGTGACTGGAATGACTTTCTTGTACTGATGATCTTCCAGCTGGGTTTAGCCGGAGTTCAGAAGTTTGAGAAGATGTTAGCTGCACTGCGAGTACAGAACTATTCGCAGGCTGTTAAACAGGCGAAAGACAGCCTCTGGGCACGTCAGACACCATTTCGTGTACTGGATATGATAGGACAATTAAAAAACAAATAAAAAAAGGGGCCTTAAGCCCCTTTTGTGTTTTCTAAAATTGTTAAAATCTTCTCAACCTTCAAATTCATGGCATTAATCTGATCTTCAAGAATTTTCAATGTCTTTTTCATTTCGGCATTTTCGGTTTCTAATCTATTAATACTATTTTCTGCAAGAGCAATTTTTGTTTCTATTTGACCTACTCTATCAAGTAGATCTTCTGTATCAGTTGTTTTATCACGGTAGACAGTCCATAAAAAAGCCATACCCGCAACAATGCAAGCCGCACAAGCTACGATTGTACCTAGATCCATTTCTGACCTCGTTGTTATAATTATTATAATGGGGTTTTCACCCCATATTATTTATCCATTACTCACTGGGTTTTCGCCTGCACGGTACAGTAATATATCTAATCGGTCATCAGCCACTTTACCGATGCCAATGCCACAACTACCCGTACGATCATCAGATGCCATTACATAAATGTAGTTCATCTTGCCCCGCCCTACCGCTGGGATAATAAGATTATCAACATCAAAGGTTTTCGGTGCATATTTACCACCAGTACCTGCGTCAAATGACCAGATTAACTGGTTAGCCAGACCATCACCACCCATGAAAACCTGAAACATGTTCCATTTCCATGCACCAAAAATCAGGTGAATATTACTGTTCAAAACCCGGTCAAAATCTTCACCATTGATACGCAATGCCGTATAGAGATGCCCGGCTACTGGAGTAGTCCCCCATATATTAGGACTGCGTTCGACTCCGCTTGTCTGAGGACGACACTGGTCCCCGAGGATCCTTGCAGCAGACAGAGTACCCCTAATAATACAGCTATCATTTATGATTACGTTATCTAACGTACCGGACGTTGCCTGAATATTCCCTCTGACATTGACGTTACCAAAGTTTGCCGACCCGTTTTTATTGATCATCCAGCCATTCACGCCATCCCAGTTACTACTCTGTATCTGCTGGGCAATTTTGGCACTGTCAATTATGCCGTTCTGGAGATGGGCATTCAGTACACTCAGCTGTGCGATCTTCGAACTGTCAATTGCGGCGTTTTGTATCTTCGCACGTGACACACTCAGATCATTAATCATAGCTTCATTGATCGCGGCAGTACCTATTACCGCAGAATTAATAAAAGTTTTCCCGTTCTGTACTACAAATGGATAAACCTTATCACTCTGCTTTGCACTATCGGTACTGATGATACTAAAGCGATCTGCCATAACCGTAAACACAGAATCCTTTTCATCGGCTGCTAATGCGATACCTGTTACGTTACCGTTATTGGATACTTGTACCTGCCAGCGTGACCCCAGCTCATCTACAATCTGTTTTTCAACAATGCCAGTAGCAACTTCGCTGTTTAACAGATTATCAACGACATCATCGTTGAGCTTGCTGTACGGCACCTTCGTATTCTGGTTAAACCCGATGGTAGGCGACCATACCAGTTCATCCTGTCCGAACACGTCATATGCTGAAACCCTGGCGTACCATGACCCGTCGTCTATTCCGAAAGAGGCACTGTAACGGTTAGCACTGCTGAAGTACTTCAGACCCGAACTAAAGCCCTCATCCTTAGCAAGCTGTAGTACAACGCCTGCATAATCAGACACGTTAGATTCAGTCCAGTCGATGAATACAGAATCAAAACCACTACGCAGGTTGATACCCAGTAGCTGAGGATGCTGAGGGTTACTCACCTCAATCTGTACTTCCTCAGAGAAGATACCAGTACCCCACCCATGAGCCACGATACCGAACACTCTGTAACGGCTCAGGCCATCGCTGGTATTCATAGCGAACGTGTAAGTCCATGTGTTAGTGGTTGTATAGTACGAGGTAATGTACTTACGGTAACGGTCATATACGCGGATTTCGTAGTACTTAAAGAAGTCTGCGAACGTCTTACCATTCACGACAGCACTGCTCTGATCATCCCAGCGAAAAATAAAATCCTGTGCATAGGTCTGGTTCAGACCCATATCATCATTGACCATATCCAGATTAGTGATTTTAGGCAGGGCAAAAATGATCTGTGGCATCTGGTTATAGATAGCCACCATTTCAGATGAGTATCCGAGCGTGTTGTACGCCTCAATGGCAAAATCGTACTGAACGCCGTAGGTGAGATTCAGTATTTCAAATTCTGTCGTATATTTCCCTACTTCCCCGCCTTTGGTCCATACGGTTGAATCGCTTCGCTTGTACTTGATCTTATACCCGCGAACCGAGGTATCCTGACTCAGATCCCACGTCAGCAGTACAGCGTTACCTGAAGCGGTAGCACCTAAACGCTGTGCTCTCAGGTTGCCTGGAGGTGCAACGTATGTAGGATTAGGTAGGTTAGTTAAGCCGTTTTGAGGGAACTTGCCAGGGTCTTTACCCTGATAGATACCGTCATCATACGAGATCGCAGTAATCTGGATGATACCCGTTTTATCTACAGTCATCGGTACAGTACGGGACACTACGCGATATTTGTTATTGACGAATCCGGCTTCCTTGAAACTGATTGTGAACACATCGAACACTTTCATATCTGTGATAAAAGTATTAAAGGTAATTGTATTGCTTATGTACTTAGACTTTAATAGCTCGATGTTACTTAAAGTAGCTAACTGTGTTTTGTCCTGAACCCATTTGTAATTTAAATCTTTCTTAATGATATAACCATCAGACGCTACAGTACTGTTATTAATTGCATCACTTGGATAGCGAATGATATCTTCTGAATAGTCATTATCTGGATTCGTATAAGTACTGTCCATTGTATTGACGTAATCAGCTTTAGTCCCGGTCGTGATATTAACACTGCCGACAATATTACTTTCATCAAAATGCTGTACTGCTATATCAGGTGCATCAACAGTCATATAGAGCACACCATTGGATTCATAGAGTACACCGCCGAACGTACTTAACATTGCCTCAAGATTTTCCTTGAATGACTTATCGTACTGAATGGTGCCGTTAGAATATAAATGATTTGCCTTACAGTAGTTAGCCATATTACGGAAACTGGTAATATCAATATCATTTGGATTCAGTCCAAAGCCGAAATTTGTATCCGTCATGAAATCATAAATCTGGCTCGGCGGATTTGAGGACGGCTTTTTAATATTATCTGTCAGGTCATAGATTAGACGCCCCTTCATCTCTACTGAGAGCGTATAATTCATGTTAGTCAGAATGCCATCGATCATTGAATCGTTGGTTTTCCTGATGACAGTACAGATCTGTACGAGACCATCACCCCGCATTTCATCTGTCCAGCAACCACCATATTGACGGGCCAGCGTCATTGCACCGCCGTAGGACGGCTTCCCGAAACGCACTTCTAACTGGAGATAGTTCCGAAACTTAGGCAGCATCATCGAGGTGGGTAACTGCCCCTCTGCCGTGATGAATGCTCCATCCACGAGGATTGGTGCGTTATCGATATAAATCTGTTTAATTACTCCGCCACCCTCAGTACCCGCTCCCGGCGTCAGGCCGATCTCACCGATGCTGATGGCGTGTACAGTACAGAGCTGGTTAGATGTACCGTTGTATACGTTCTGCCAGACCACGATAGATCCGGCTTTAATGAATGCCTCATCCAGGTTATTACGGTTCGTACCACCGTATACGATGGGGATACCCGTACTGGGGCTGGTAGACCTGGCATTACTACTACTTGTACTGGGATATGAAACCCCAGATTGTCCGATGTTCATCATCTGTGATGATGAAATATAAGATAATGCTGCTGAACCCAGTCCGATAGCAATGATTGCTAATGTACTCAGGCCTGCCGCATAAGCTGCTGCCGCAGCTGACGCCCCAGCGATAAGGGCCACGCCCAGTGCTGCAACTGCCATTACTCACTACTCCCTGTGAATCTGTATATTTTTTCTTTTTCCATCGGGCTGTAATAAGCAATGACATAATGAGTACATTCTTCATTCAGTACTATCACCTTGCCACGCCAGAATACAGTGCAATGACCAGAGGCAATAATAATATCGCCATCCAGTGGCTCATTAACTAATTCGCCCTTTGCCCTGCACAACCCTGATAACGTAGGAAATGAGCAATTTTCCTTTGCATATTTCCTGCCTGCTGTTGGCGTATTGTATTTCTGATAAATTTCATCGCGGTATTTTGAGCCGGTGATAATATCAATAACTGTCAGACACATAACGTGGCAATCATTCTCGCCATACACTAACTGCATCCCTGCGAGAGTACTTAAGTACTCTGTAATAAATCCATTTTTCATTTCTTACTCGTTTTCCAGTACTGCTCACTCGCATTCAAGATGCCTATCAGATCAAAGAATTTATCTCCAGGATGGGTACTCTGATGAATACTCGTACTTGAAAGCAGTCGCTGTGTCTGGTCCAGTTTTTTCCAGAGGCTGGATAAATTGACTGTGGTTGTATTAGTGGTTTCTGTACCCTGAACGTTAAAGTCAGAGCTGAAGTTATCGATATAACCACTAAAGATTCGATAGGCGTAAAGTATTGAACCATCTGCCGGATTAACTATGCCCATCCAGATATTAACTTTGGCGTCAGTCCAGAGGCCACGCAGGGCACTGCTCAGATATTCCTGATTAACATTACTAACCTGGAAAGAAGTACCATTATTGTTTATCTGGTTCTTCTCAACATAGTTTGCAAAACTTGAATCAAGAAAATCAGGTACAGAGGTATACGTGATGCCGTTATAACTCTGGTCTGAGATGGCATCTGTCAGATAAAGGTTGCCGCCCTTCGGTGGAAAAATATCGATGAGTTTTACCATAATGCCGCACTGATATAATTCCTTTTCAGTGAGAATGGTTTTGCTGTCGCCCCTCATCGTGTTCCAGTAATTGACCAGTACGGGATTGTTTAAAACATTATTTGGGATCGACATATTAACCCCTGATATTTTCAGTGGCGTTAATAGTGATTTCCATTACGTTAGTACTGGGTAGCTCATAAACTGAGTTCTGAGGATTGAGGACAAAAGAGCCTTGAAGGTTATCAAACTTAATCACTTCGCTCGTCTGGATTGCCCTGATTAACCCCGGATAAATGGAAATGGTGTAACCATTATTTGCAGTGATTCTGTAGAGTTTCTTATGCCCGTTAAACTGAATCAGGGAACCGACTTCCAGAGTATTACGGCTAGCTGTAACAGAAGATGCTCCGGCGGCAGCCGCTGCCGTAGCCTGGACAGCCGTTGTTTGTGTGCCATTGTACTGACCCCACCACCCAAGCGACATATCAAATGGTTTACCCGATCCGTACTGCCCATAAAAATTAGCTAATTCAGCCCGGTCTTTCTTATTCACAGTCACCTTGAATGTCAGGGTAAAGTACTGTACGCCAACCATTCGGGTTAGTGTTTCTCCTGACCAGGTTTGAGTTTGATATTGTGGCCTGTTATCGCTAAGCACAAAGCCGCTTATTAATGCGTTATTAAACATGCAAAATAATCCTTTATTAATAAACCCACATCCTGTGGGCTATATTGTATTTATATGTTTTTTTTCTGAGACTTACGAATAACCTGTACTATTGTATCGGCGTGTTTATCACACATAGCCTGAAATTTAGAATCTGAAAGTTCTCCGGCATTCTGGATAATGAGAGGGGCATCAATACTAATAGCTCCAGTACTGTTACCGCCGTCCTGGTTATTTAGGTATTTTGTCAGGTCCTGGTTCAGAGACTTCCCTACTACACGCTCCCCTTTTTCAAGGTTATACGTACCAGTCGCCGGGAGTGAATCCCACCCGTCATGTGCCTGACCCTGGATCTTAGTCCCTTTGATAGTGCTCATGATCTTGGCACCCTCAGCTGCCACTTTGAGGCCCGCCGGGATCCCCAGAGGCCACCCCAATTTCATGGCCTCTGAGATGCCCTGCTGGATGTTGATCATGCTCTGAGCTACTGCAATCCCCTTGCTGATAGCAAATGCTGCAACGGCTGCGGCGTTAGACTCTCCGAACGCACCCGCCATCATTGTTCCCAGATCCTGTGCACCAGTTGCATACATACCTAGCGTTTTGTTTGCAGCGTCGATGTTAGCTTGTGCGATCTTGTTACTGGTAGCGTCATTGATTGCTGCCATGCGATCCTGATACTCCTGATACCCCTGTAACTTAGATTCATAGAGCTGCTGATTTAGGGCTAGTTCTGCCTGTCCGTCTGTACTGATCTTGTCCAGAGTAGACTGGTCCGCCGACATCTGGAACGGATCGGTAGTGCTGATACCTAAACGCTGATCCTGTGCATTCTGAATGTCAGTGAGCTGATTACCGGTGATGTTCTGACCACCAATGGCGGCAATGTTCTGCCCCAGCTTTTTCGGGTCCGACTCATTCAACATTGATTCGGTCATATCTTTGAACATGCGTTTACGGGATTCGTACTGGGCCTGAAGCATTTTTGTCACTTCTGACTCAGACGTACCCAGAACCTCTGCACTCTCTCGTATACGCTGTTCAATGGCGTTCTGTTGTTCTGTAAACTGCTGCACCTGTACCTGAGCACCAGAGCCTGCGATAGAGGTCATGGTTTGCTGTAGCACCTTTTGTGCCTGTATACGTTTTGCATCTGCCTGTTTCTGAGCTGCCTCGACCTTAGTAGCCTCTGCCTCGGCTTTCTTTTTGGCGGCATCGGCGGCCTTGTCATCTTCAGCCGTGAGGCTCTTAACAAGATCTGCACGCTTTTTCTTATAGCCCTCAGTCAGGGTGTCGATATCAGCCTGCATGGCTTTAGTATTGCCGCCGTAAGCCTTAAGTACACTCTTCTCAATCGCTTCCTTCGTCTGCTTGTACTGTACATCCAGTGCATCGATTGATGCCTGAGTAGCTTGTTTAGCAGTCTGGAAAGTCTTCATAGAAGCACTGATAGTACTCTTCTCTACGCCTTTATTGTATTCGGTAATAGTACTCTTCAGATTATCTAAATTGGCCTGTGCAAGTCCTACTGCAAAAGTTAGATTATCATTTAGCTGTTTAGAGTCCTTTTTCTGCTGCTGTACCAGTTGCCAGCCATAGATGGAACTGTTCTTAAGAAGATTTTGCTGTGAATCCTTCTGATATTGTTTAACGAGATCGATACCCTGCTGCCCTGCTGCCACCGCCGCAGCTGCAACAGGTTTACTATTAAGTATACGAGTCATCAGATTGAGGATATCAGCCAGATTACTGGCGATTGGTGCAATCGCAGAGTTATTCCATTTTTCCCATGCAATAGACAAGGTGGCAGTACTGGCACGGTATTTCTCAAACGCTACACTTTGTTCTTCAGTTAGCTGTATTTGTTGAGTACTTAATTTATTATTATATTCTTGCTCTGTATTGTACTGCTTGAGTACTGTAAGCCTTTTCGCTGCATCACTACCCATTGTTTCAAACATATTGATCATTTGAGATGCACTGAGACCCTGAGCTTTAGCAGCAAAATAAATGTGTGCGTACACGTCCTCGCCAGCATCTGCCATCTTCTGTAGCTCCAGAACATTAAGCTTAAGAGGCTGAATGACGTCAGTCAGCATTGAACCTGCACCATTGGTGAGGGCATCGCCTATGCGGTCTTTGAGGTCCTTAGACTGATCGGCTATGTTTTCAAGTGTTAATCCTACACCGGCGTACATGTTAGCCATCTGTTGTAACTGCGT